CTACTGCATCAACAATTTTATCCGGATGTAACACAACTTCAGCATGCACTATTACTATCTCAGCTAATGATGCTTATCGTCATCCTAAATATGTTTATGCTAGTGGATACCGGTTTGTTCCTCCGGGAGATAAACCTTTAATAATCGCTCAAAGTTTTGTTCGGCTGATAGGTTTTTCTACTTATGAATCTTCATCAGTGCATGATAATGTAGCAATATTAGTTTCGGGTGGGGTAGATGTTAGAATTGATGGTCTATGGGCTCAATGTGCAAACTTATCAATAAGACGTGACTGTATTTCAGCTATAGGTACTACAGATTTTAAACTTAGTAATTCTATTATTTTTAACTTTTATACTGGTGGTACTACACTCGGCCAGTCCTCAGGTTATGGGTGTGTCGTGAATGGCGACCTTGGAACTCCATTATTTTATAATAATACTATAGATGATACAAAGTATCCCTTGGCTACAATTGGATGTACTGGAATAGCTAAAAATAATTTTACTAATGAATATGGTGGAATATGTTATAGTGGTGAATGGGATGAGGTAAATTCTACTAATAATTATTCTGAAGATAATAATTGGGTTCCCGGTCCTTCATCGGGTGGGGGATCGATTCCTGATTTTGTTGCTGGAACATCTCCGATTTTTAATTATCATTTGGAGACCACAGACGGAGTCTTATTGGGTGCTGCTGCTGATCTTTCGGAAGATTCTTTATACCCCATATCTGTTGATGTGGACGGAAACACCCGAACGGAAAGAGGTAGTTGGGATATAGGAGCAGATCATCAACAAAGTGTTAAAGGTACATATATTGTTGATCCTGATAATGCTCCTGGTACAGATTATACATCAATAATAACATGGGAAGCTGACGCTGCATATTCATTGATAGATGTTGGAACCTCAACAATAGTATATTGTAGATCGTCATCAGGGACATGGGATGATTTAGGAACTTCGTATTTAAACCTTGCCGGATGGGATGCCGATGAAACTCATTTCGTTACTATTTCAGGTATGTCTGGTTATAGACCAAAAGGATATTGGCAAACATCTGGTGGTGCTGTCGGAGAAAGAGCATACACGATAAGAAATTCTGCGGCCACTTATATAACATATATAACTGAAGATAGTACAGTAATTGATGGTATACAAATGTATAATGATAAAGTTACAAATAGCAAAGGCGCATTTTTTACCAATGTTAATGGATTAACTATGAAAAATTGTTTTGTTTTAAAAGAAGGTGCTAATGATTTTTATCCATTAGAAACTGTTAATGTATATGGTAAAATATATATTTATAATAATATTTTTGCTGCACATGAACTTTACAGGGGTATTATTTTAGAATTAAATAAAACAGGAATATGCCCACCTACTACCGCACATGTATTTAATAATACTCTAGTTTCTCAAGGAAAACGAGGCACTTATGGAATTAATAATTTAGGAACATCTGTAGCTTTTGCTGATGAAGTATTTAATAAAGCGATATTTTGTGCTAATAATATTACTAGTGGGTTTTATGATCCAGCGATTATCGATGATTGTTTTATTATGCCAGAAGGAGATTATAATCAGTGGTATGATAAGCCAGGAGCACACGACGCATTTAGTACATTTCACGGCTTTGTTGGTTGGCAATCACAATATATAACTGGATTACCTCCAGTTTTTAGAAATCCAGTAGCATGGGATTTTAGATTATCTCGTTTTGATATGTTTTCTTCACGATGGGGAATGCCTGATATAGCTAATAGTCAATATCTTCCTGAAGGTGCGGCATCAACTGATATAGCTGGAACGTCTAGAATTGATCATCCCGGTGGTATAGGCATGGTTAATAGAGAAACTCATCCAATTATTAGTCATTGTTCTGGTTCTCCAGGTGGACAAATCGGTGCTGTTGCTCTACCTATCACTTCATCAACAATTGATACAGGCGGAACAGGTGATTATACTTCTTTAGCTTCTTGGGAAGCCGATAGACAACGATCACTGACAGCTACTGAAATGATAGAAGTCGCATTATGTCAATGTACTACTAGCGCGACAGATACCAGTGTATTTGATCTTAATGGTTGGGATACAAGTGATTTATATTATGTTTATATTATCGCTGATCCATTATACAGACACGCCGGAGTTTGGGATGATGCCAAATTCACGCATAGTCATAATGGTGAGGAATTTAAAATTTCAGAACCATACACTATTGTTGAAGGTCTTCAATTTGATGTTACAGGGTCAGGCGAGAGTATGGGTATTCTGATAGCTGCTGGTGGAACATCAGCAATTATTAGATCAAATATAATGAGGGATTCGGAAACTGTGCCATCTGGTAGATATGGATTACTATCCTACGCCCCTGTATATGTTTACAATAATATAGCTTATGATTTCAGTAGTTGTGGGTTCGGATTCAACGCCACAGGGCTTTCTACGGTAGCACATAATACTTCTGTAAATAATTATTATGGGTTTTTGGTTGGGTCTGGAAATAATTTAGGATATTTATTATATAACAATTTATCATATGATAATACTACCGATTATGTATTGCTTTCTACTGTTCATGGTAATAGTAGTAATAATCTTTCAAAAGATTCTTTTGCTCCAGGAATCAACGCATTAACGGCAGCGTCAGTATTATTTAATGATTCGTCAAATAGTGATTACAGATTAAAAATGAGCATATCGTCACACAGTGATCCTAATTTTACATCAGCATATAATAATACTCCACGCAATGCTGCTATGACTCTATGTGATCCAGCGACTGCAGTCGATGGTTCTAGTTTTTGTGTGATTTCAGATATCAACGGTAATCCAAGATTTGATGAGGTAGGGAATAATATTGGAGCGGATAATACTGTATTAAATATAAAAGCAATAGTAGATAATGGTGGAACAGGTGATTTTACTACATTACAACAGTGGGAAATCAACGTTGACTCATCAGGTACAGATATGAGGGTTAATCATTGCTGTCATATTGCAGAATGCCAAAATTCAAATGGAACAGGCTCAACTTCACAACTACAGCTTCAATCTTGGACTCATACGGATGCCTGGCATTGGCCTTGTATATCAGCAGCCTCTGCTCATAGACATACAGGGAGAATAGATAAAACTAAATTTTGGGTGACTGGAAATGATACCCCATTGTTATTACATGAAAGATTTATAAAAGTTATGGGTGTTCAAAGTTTTTCAAAATTAAACGCTTATGCATATAGTATAGGTCTTAATGAATTTATCTATATGGAAAATTGTATAGGAATAAAAGAATCTTCAGGATCTACAACGAATATATTATACAATACTCTAAGGTGGCAAATGTTTGTAAATTGTATCGCATCTGGTTATGAATCTGGTGTGCCAAAATCTCATGGATTTTATATGGGAAGTGTCGATGGCTTTTGTAATTATTATCTAAATTGTTTATCATATTCAAATGATAATGGCTGGTTGATTACTACAGGAGCTTCAAAATCTTTATGTGTATCACAAACCATGAGGATGTTTAATTGTGTTACCCAAGGCCCATCGGCAGTAGCAAATAGTGGTTGGGGGCAGTTACAAGCTCCTACGGCTTATAGTTCACATTTTATTAATATGCAAATGAATAATTTGGGTAATGGAACAGATTTAGAGCTTAATCGTGTAGGTCTTTCGGGTTTATTTGGTATAGTTCAATATGTCAGTAGTGGTGATTTTCATCTTTCAGCAGGTGAAACATTATGTACCGATCAAGGTCACAATCCATATACAGGTTTTTATAGACCTCCATTTAAGTTATTATTTGATATGGATTATAATTCACGAAGTCTTACTGGAGCATGGTCTATAGGACCTGATCAAGGCAGCAGCTAAGTATAACATGTATAAATAATATCAATAAAGGAATGATATATGGCTACCGCAAAAAAGAAAAAGCCGACACCCAGACGCAAGAAACGTACTAATGATATTGACGTTAATAAAATTGAAGCAGAACTTGATTTAACTGAACCTGAGGCGGATGAAAATACATTAGTAGAGGCAATGAGATTGCAATGGGCCCAGCTAAATGCTGATCTTGAAGAAAGACTGGAGTCATTGGAAGATGACGACCCAAGGGAATATATAAAGAAGGTTGCCAAGGCAGGGATAAAAGATGCTTTCACTTTCATGGCTCATATCAAACAAGAAATCGAGGGCGGCAGTAGATCGTCAATGATGTTTCAATCATGTGGTCATCTTTTGACTAGTATATCGAACACCATTGAAAAATTAAATGGTTTGCTCATTGGTGCAGAAAAAGCTGATTATAATGATAAAAGAATAAAAATAGAAATCATGAAAATGAAATTATTAAATGAAAAGGTTAAAGTTTCCAAGATGAAAGCCCAACAAGGGGTAGGAACCGGTGGGCCTATGCAAATTCGTGATAGTAATGTTGTTATAATGACCAGGGAAGATGCCCTGAAACAGGCCGCAGAGAATAATGATTCATTTGAGGAACATGCCGATGATATCAAACTCCTTGAAGCTGAGATAATGAAAGAAATAGGGGATAAAAAAGATGTCTGAGATTCAAAATACTCCTATAGTTAAACCATATTTGGTTAGACATTATACACCGGAACAACTACAGGATTTAAATAATTGTAAAAATAATATTTTTCATTTTTGTCGTAGACATGTTAAAGTAATGGATCCTGTTCGTGGTCTTGTTAAATTTGAACCATATGATCACCAAAATGAATTGCTGATTAAATTTGCTAAGGCCAGGTTTAATATCTGTTTATCTTCCAGACAATCAGGAAAAACGACATGTGTTGGTGTTAAAGCTATTCATAGAGCTATATTTAATTCAAATCAATACATTGGAATAGCGAGTAATACCTTTGACGCCTCTAAAGATTTTCTTAGTCGTATTAAGACAATTTATGAAAACTTGCCCAACTATATCAAGCCCGGCGTTGTTTCTTATAACATTTCCTCAATAGTATTTGATAACGGATCGAAAATCGAGTGCGCTGCAACGACACCACATACATTTAGAGGTCGGTCACTCTCATTATTAATATTCGATGAGATGGCGTCAGTTGATCCACCTTCAATGGCTAGAGAACTGTGGGCCTCGATATACCCTACAATTTCACAGGGTGGTGATATTATTATCATTTCCACTCCTATGGGTGTAGGTAATTTATTTTATGAACTATGGACAGATGCGATATATAAAAGAAACAATTTTGTTACTACCAGGGTTGACTGGGATTGTGTTCCTGGACGTGATGAAGCATGGAAAGCTCAAACAATTAAGGATATTAAGCTTGTTAGATGGAATAGAGAGTATGGGAATCAATTCATTGGATCAACTACAACTGTTGTCAATTCAACAACAATTGAATTCCTCCAGGAAAATGTACCACCTCAAGATTCTATTCTCGAACTGGAGGCATTCGGTGGTAAGGGATCATTCAGAGTATTAGAACGTGTCCGAGAAGGTGCTGAATATCTTATTGGTGTAGATATTGCTAAAGGAGTTGGTCAAAATCATTCGGTTATCCAGGTTATGAGGATCATTCACAATATGTGCACGAGTGCCGCTGAAGATGATCATAGCAAAGAGATAATTCAACAGGTAGCGGTGTTCAGTACAGATATGATAGCTCCTAGACAATTTGCCCATGTTGTATATTCAATTGCTCAGAACTATAACGACGCCTTTGTAGGCGTTGAAAATAACTCGGAAGGTTGGCAAGTTGCTGATATTCTTTGGAATGATTTAGAATATGAAAATACTGTTAACTGGAGACCAAAGGGCGCTAAGAGACTATTTGAACCAGGTATCAAGGCAACCAAACAATCTAAGGGATTAGCTATTACTCATATGAAACAAGAAATTGAATCTTTAAAGGTTTTATTGTTTGATTACATAACAACGAAAGAATTATCATGTTTTGTTGAAGAAAAAGAGAAATGCTTTGGCCAGGGATCATATGATGACCATGTTTCTGCTCTGTACTGGGTTATTTGGGTATGGCAACTATATAAGAAAGGTATTATTGCATTTGATTTAGTAACCACTATTATAGCCACAAGCCATAAACAAGGTAAAACAAGTCAAAGTGATGAAAGAAGAATAAAAGTATTAAAGAAAAAAGAAGAAGGTTTAAGTGAATCAGAAATACTTGACCCTGATATTTTGGAAAATAGAACAAAAATATTAAACGATACACATGTCAAGGAATTGATGACGGGTATAAAAGGCACTGACGATATGCTTAAGGATGCTGTCGAAATGGCCGAGGACATAATCATGGAACCCGTTACTGATGACATGGACATTACGGAGGGAGGAAAATGGAAAGATCCGTACACAATGTAGCACATTCACATAGATGGATTTTAACTTTCACACATATGCCCGGTGTCACAGGCACAGAGGTTATGCACTATAATAATTTTAAATTGGGGTTAGTTCGTGTTTCGTTCCCAGGGATATCATTTACTGAGAGTTTTATTGATTTTTTGCATCTTAGAACACGCATTATAGTAGATCCTCCTGAATATCAACCACTAGTAGGGGATTTTCGTGTTGACGAAGACCTTAGTAATTGGCTTAAATTCCTAGATTGGGGTTTATATATTTGTAATAATAACGATCGTAATGCAGCACATGCTACTTCAGCATCGATTTTTACTACGTGTATTCTGGAATATTTGGATCCTTGGAATAAACCCACAGTTAAATTCAATTTCCGAAATTGTGTTTTAACCAATCTCAGCGAAGTTCAGTTTGATTATCAGATGGCTGAAGAGGATTTGTTATGTAATTTTACCATATCATATGATTATTTTACATATACAAGATACTAAAATGGATCGAATAGTTTATAACGCTTATTTTGACGGTTCCTATTGTATGCTGCTCTTAATTTTTCCTTATGTTCCTCGGTGAGTTTTCTCCCTTTCATCGCCTCGGTTAATTTTTGTCTATGTTCCGTTGACCGTTTTATTTTATGTTTTCCTCCCCTTTGGGGATTTTGTTTCTTGTCCCATTTACCATATTTCCCGCCTGATTTAACATTCAGAAGATTATCTAGTCCGTAGTGTGAGATTGTCTTTTTTTCGAAGTCATAGGCCCAATCCTCATTGTCAGACTCAAATATTTTTTCGTATATTGGCTCAACGTCAATGGATTCCAGATACTCAAATAAATCATATACAGATTTATTATAGTTATAATCTCCTCTCCTAAAATACTGTTTGTGCTCGTACATCCGCTGGCCGGTGCCTTTGCCAATATAGGGCGGGAATTTCCCGGTAGGGTCGCTTATCTTATATACATAGTATTTTTTATTCATAAATATATTTATAAAACGCGGTATGCTAACTCTACTTACTAGTTGTGGTAAAATAATCGAAATAATAAATAATTATGAAATGTAAAGAAAAACAAGTATTTGACTAAGTAAAACAGGAGGAATAATATTATGGGATTTTATTTAAGTCCAGTTGTAACAGTAAAAGAACTAGACCTTTCTACCATTGTACCTGCAGTAGCAACAAATATTGCATGTATAGTAATTCCTAACACGTACAAAGGTCCTGTGGGAGAAGTAAATAAACAATTAGTAACCGGTGAGCAGCAGTTATATGATATCTTCGGGCCGCCAAATGACACATGTTACGAGGCATGGTTCTCAGCGAAGGGATATCTAAAACATGGTAATAAGTTGTACGTTTCCAGAGCTATGGCTCCTGGCGCAACTTATGCTACATTGGATCTTTCAGCAACTACAGCTGCAGCATTGGGTGACCAAGGGACATCGGCTGCCGCAAGTGCTCCTACAGTAGGAGATACCGGTGCAGGATTAGATTTTGACGCACTTGATTCATACTCTTTCGCTGCTTCAGCGATTAGTGGCTTTCGTGTGAGAATTTTCGCTCGAGGTCCTGGCGTTTATGCAAACAGTAGACGAAACCTTCAAGTCGGTGTATGTAATAAAACTACATATGATCTTAAGGATTCCTCAGCTTCTGCTCCAACAGGATATCCTTCAGAATATTGGGATGTTGAATACGGCCCAAATACGGCTGATGAATTTGTCGTTGTTGTTGCTTCTGAAGATCAAAACGCAACAGTAACCGTTCATGAATCATATCTAGTATCAACTTCCGCTGGAAAGAAAGACTACAAAGGCAAATCGATGTTTGCTCCTGATGTAATTAATCAGCAAAGTTCTATGATTGCTATCGCTGTTAATAGTTTACAGAGTACACAACCAGGAACTATTTCAGGAACAACTATGCGGGCAATAGCCGGTGGTGCTCCAAGTGCATCTGCTCCTGATTCAATGATTATGACCTGTTGGGATTATTACAGCAATCCTGAGGCAATTGATATTAACTTATTTATCGATACAACTCAATCCGTAACAGTAAAGGCGTATCTTAATACTCTTTGCCAAACTACTCGGAAGGATGCTATGTCTATTCTAAACGTTCCTAAGGTTAAATGTGTAAATACTACACAAGAGGCAGCTAAAATTGTTGACTGGAGAAATGATACCGGAACAGGACTTGGTAATATCAACTCTTCATACTCAGCCATTTATGGTAATTGGGGAAAAATTTATGATCGATACAATGACAAATATCGCTGGATTCCATTAGCAGGGCATATTGCCGGTATTTATGCATATACTGACGAAGTTGCAGACCCATGGTTTGCTCCTGCTGGATTAAACAGAGGATTACTGTCTACTGATATCATTCAATTAGGATTCAATCCTACACTCGGTGACAGGGATTTGTTATATAAATCCAATATCAATCCGTTAACTGAATTCCGCGGTAAAGGTATTCCGATTTGGGGTCAAAAAACAATGTCAAGCCGCCCATCTTCTTTTGATCGGGTTAATGTTAGGAGATTGTTCTTAGTATTAGAAAAAGCAATTGCCACAATGGCTCAATATTATCTTTTTGAACCAAATGATAGACTTACAAGGTCACGTTTTGTTTCAACAGTAGAACCATATCTTGAGGACGTTAAAGGTCGTCGAGGAATCTATGATTTCATGGTTATTGCTGATGAAAGTAACAATACAAGCACAGTGATTGATCGAAATGAATTTGTAGCAGATATTTTGATTAAGCCTACACGGGCTGCTGAATTTATCGTATTGAATTTTGTTGCTCTTAGCACTGGCGCATCATTTACGGAATATACCTCTGCCTAATAGCAGATTAAACTAAAGGAGATTATTTATCATGGCTGAAAATGTAACAATAAAAGATTTAAAAGCAAAATTCCAAGATGGGGCAAGAGCATATCTATTCGTGTTAGACTTTGATTTTCCTGCTCCCATAGTTTCTCCAGAAACCGCGAAATTTCTGGTTAGGGCAACCAATCACCCCGCCCGTACTATTGATCCTATTATCGTGCCTTATGCAGGTATGGAATATAAGATTGGTGGAACGAGTATGTTCACTGATTGGACTGTAACTTTCATGGTTGATACTAAGATGGATATCCGTAGGACATTTGATGCATGGTCGAAGCTGGTTCACGATCCAATGACCAATATGTCCGCACCACCAGTATCATATAAAAGAGTTATTAGTGTTAACCAATTAGGCGGTGATCTAGAAGTTGTTTATTCTCATAAGTTGGTTGGCTGTTGGCCCTCGACTATAGGTGAGATTGCATTAGGGCAAGACCAAAAAGAAATTGCCCAGTTTGATGTTACTTTTGCTTTCGATTATATTCAAGATACTCCTTAAAATACTTAAGGTTGTTATAAATAAAAGAAAGAAAAGGAAGCAGAAAGGAAATAATGTAATATGAGTAATACTGATTTTTTCAATAAGGCGGCTGGGCAGTTAAATGTTTATAAGTTTGAAGCTAAATTGTTATCTAATCCTGATATAAAATTCACCTTCATGCGGATGAACGTAGCCCAGCTGAAATCCATTTTGATAGGTCTTAATACATCCGAGCAACATGTTGACGCTGAACTCGATAATGTTCTTAGTAGTAATGTTAGAATCGGAGATGGGCCTTGCGACCCATTGGCATTATATGCTGAGGATAGATTCTGGATTTTATACAATATGCGTTTAAAGTCCAGGGGTGAGGAGTTGGAAACAACCCATAAATGTAGTGAATGCAGCGGAGCTATTATAGCGAAGATCGACCTCACTAAATTGTCAGCCTCTTCAGGGCCTAAGGGTGGGTTTGAGAATAACATACCGTTTAATGAAAATGTTTCAATTTATATGGATCATATTACACGTAAAGATTTTATAGAATTTACACAGTGGAAAGTTCGAAAGGAGAGCGAGAGGAAAGAAATTTCTGGTAGTGAAGATACAAAATTAGAAAGAGAATTAGATTATACTCTCGGTCTGTATGCGCTGATGTTAAAAAAAATAACATTGACTTCCTCAATCTCTCCTTCTTCAAATATCGAGCCAGACGCGCCTGAAACACTGGAGGATATGTCAATAGACGATAAGTTAGAATTTCTATCGGCGTTAAATGAAATCGATTACGAGAAGATAAAACAATGGTATAATACTACATATTTTGGTGTTAGTCTAATAGTGAAGATTAAATGTCCACTTTGTCAGGTTGAAAAGGAGGAGACATTGCAAGTGGGAAATTTTTTTTAATTAAACAGGTTTTCTTTGGTGACATTTCCCTCGTATCGATATTAGAAAAACAGTTTTTTCTTTCAAAATTATGTAATATATCACTAACCGAATCCTCTAGCCTCCCTTTATTTGAGTTTGATATTCACATTGATCAACTACTGGAAATATTAAAAAGCCAAGCTAAGGCTGCTAGAGGAGACACATAATGCCCAACCAACAAAATCAACCAAACCAACAACGCATTTTAGCTGAGATGTTACGCTCAGGTACTGCTGCTGCAGGGCAAAAAGCAAAAGAGACAGCACAAGCTGGTTTAGGTCGTGTTGCTGACGTAGGTAAAATGGCATTAATGCAAGCTGGCGGCCCAATAAGTCCAATAATTGCGGGTGCTCTAGGAAAACTTAAAGATATAAAACAATCATATACAAATACTAAACAAGGCATGCTAGGTGATATAGAAGAAGGCACAATGGAGGATATAAAAGATAACTCCGAAGAACAAACAAGCCTTTTATCATCTATCAATGAGGGACTGCTGAAGTTTTTTGGTTATCAAAGAACACAAGATAAATTAGAGTCTGATGTTACGGAACGAGGGGGAGAAGAGGCTGGTGGATCAGGACTCGGTGGTATATTTGGAAAATTCAAAGGAGGCCTTAAAGGTATTGGAAAACTTTTAGCTGGCGGTGGGATGGGTCTAGGTAAAATGGTCGGTGGGCTTGCTATGGGGATGGGTAAATATATTTTCGGTATGTTTAAAATGATACCCAAAGCCTTCATGAAATTAGGAGGCATCGCTGCACTAGTAGGTACTGTTGTGGAAGGATTCTTTGGATTTAAAAAGGGGGGAATGAAGGGTGCTGCTGATGCTATAATTGGAAAAGAAGGCGGCGGCAAGGGTGCTCTAGGGGGAGCTATGAAAGGTGCAGGGATTGGAATGTTATTTGGTCCTCTTGGAGTTGCAATCGGAGGTGGAATCGGCGCACTCTTAGGATACCTTGGTGTTGATAAAATTGTAGCAGGATTTGATATGTTCAAAGAATCAATGGGGCAGTTGGGTGAATGGATGAAAACAACTCTGGCTCCTATCCCTGGGCAGATTTTTGGAAGAATAAAGGGCTCATTAGCCGGTGCATGGATTTGGATACAGGAAACATTTACTGTTGAAAAAATGACTGAAGGTATTAAATCAGCATTTGGTGTAGGAATGAATCTAGGATCTATGATAGGTGGTAAAATTAAAGACGCTGTTGTCGGCGCTATGGATTTTATGTTTCCTAATATGATGGAAGAAATCAAAAGTATTGATATTGGTGCTGCTTTTGGCAATTTATCTGATTTCTTGAAGAGTTTTGGATTTACTATCATGTCCGGAATCATAGGAACTATCCCCGAATGGGGACCTTTGAAAGGTATGAAGGAGAATCTACTTAAAAGATTTGCTGAACCCGCAGGGCCTGCGTTTGGTGAAGGTGAAAATTCGCCTACAGATATTACTATGAAAAATCCACTTCAATTGACGGCACCACAAAAAGGCTTTGTGCGTATTTCTAAACATGGGGGTGCCGGAGGTAGTGAAGTGAGGTCTTCACTTAATCAGGTAAACGCCGCGGGTAGTAATAAATTGACAAGTGTTATGGGCGAGAGCGATAAAATATTGATGAACGCACTGACCGAATTGACAGTTATTGCTAGAGAGCAGATAGCAGAACTAAAGAAACTTCAGAATATTACAGCGGCCTCGACCGGTGGTGGTAGTACAATTATTAGCAATGATGCTCCATTGGAGATCGAAAACTCATTACTAACTCTTTTGAATCGAGGAGATATATAATATGATATATAAATATCCGAAAATTAGACAAGCAGGCATAGGACCTTATGGATTAGGAACATTACCTATGCTAGGTTTAACACCTAAAATTTTATCATCTCAGGCATACGTTATGGGATTAGATAAATCGGGCACTGACGATATCAACGCTAAACCAGAGACTGATAGTTATCAGTTTGTGATGCTCAAAGAAGGTGAAATTAATGAGAACTTGAGCCATCAGTGGGAAGAGTTTGAGCTTAGTTCTTTGATCGACGCCGGACAGGCATTAATGACTAAAGGAAATGAATTGAAAGCAGATATTGGTGCTATAAAAAATGCAGGCGGTGGATTAAAAGGTAAGGCAAATGCAGCTCTTGGAGCCGCAACGACAAAATCACAATGGGGTAAAGTTGATGCTGGATTGATATATAAAGGATCCGCACGTAGGGTATATTCATTTCGTATTGGTTTAGTTATTCAGACCGATCCTTGGTATGATATCATGGAACCTATTAGAATATTACAGAAATTCTCCTGTGCTGATGATTCGGCAAAGGGTAAGGCTAATACATTCAAGATATCGGTACCGGCAATATTTGAGGTTTCTGTACTACCTTCTAAGTTCATTCACATAGAAAATGCCGCTTTGACTGATATACAAGTCAACTATAGCACACATTTTCATTTTTTCAAAGGAATATCAGAAGGTTATCCTAAGTCGGCTGAAGTATCACTAACTTTTATTGATTTAAATCCTCTTTACCGACGTTCATTGGGGCAGGGAGATGATTCAGTAGTAACCGTTGGAGGCGCATAATATGAAAATTGATGAGGAAAAAGTATATGAGTATGCAGAAATTAGACCAGGTAAAGAAAAATTATCGACTAATTCCTCTATAGCTGGTTTTCCTATTATTAAAGATACCGATTTAAAACCATTTTTAAATATTCACAGAGAGACACGCCTACGTGATCTTATTGGAACAAATCGTGTTTTTTATGATATATACAACATAAAATTAGGAGATCGTTGGGATACGTTGGCTGAGGAATATTACGGATCACCACATTTATGGTGGTTTATTTGTTACTCAAACGATATCATTGATCCTCATGATGAATTAGTAGCTGGTGATGAAATCATTATCGTCAAGGGAGCATACATATACGATATACTAAAAGAGATGGAAGCAATAAGGAATTATTAAATGTCTAAATCATTATCGTTGAATTTGGAAGAAACCCTCACACCTATCAGCGT